CGTCGGTGTTCAAGGTGAAGCGCGACCAGCAGGGCCGCATCGTTGAAGTGGTCGAGCAGTAATGGCCTGGCCTCCCGCCACCATCGCCGACAACAAGGCGCCCGGTGCGCCGACGTCGGACACCGAACACCCGGATCATCACAACGCGCTCGCCGCGGCGGTCAATGAGATCGTCGCCTACCTGACCGCACGTGCGTGGACCGAGGTCGAGGTCGACTTCGGAACGACCCCGCAGTACTCGGCGCTGTTCACGATTGTTGATGGTGACGTCACTGCGTCGTCGAACATCGTGGTCAATGGCTCATCGGAGCCTGCAACCGGCCGTGTCGGTAACGACGCCGAATGGGACGGCTTGGCGTTGTCGGCGATCGCCGGTTCCGGTTCGTTCACTCTGACAGCCATTGCGGTTCCTGGCCCTGTTGTGGGCCGCCGCAAGGTTCTTTACTCAGTCGTCTAGGAGCTCTCGTGGCAGTCATTGACTCAGGGTCGTCGTCCGCTGGCAAGGCGAACGTCGACGCGAACTACAACCTGAACGTGAACCTTCCGACCGACCCTGATCTGGTCGGTGGTGCGTTCATGGTGTCGCAGATCGACGACGGCACCGTGCTCGGTTCGGTGACGACGAAGCCGCTCGAGGTGACGCAGGACTACCGGCTGCGTGTCGGCCAGGACACAGTCCTATTCAACCTCGCTTTCGAGGGTACGAACATTGCCCGTGATCGCATCCAGCAGAACGACACGACGGCCACCAGCGCCCAGGCGTCTGGCTTCCTGACGCTGAACTCTGGGTCGTCGGTCACCAGCGGCCAAGGCTCGAACGTCCGCACGTATCGCACGTTTCCGCTGTTCGGTTCGTTCACGACGTATGGCGAGTTCTGGTGTCGTGAGGGCAACCCGACGGCCACGAACGCGATCAGCGAGTTCGGTTTCGGCTACGTGTCAGGCGTGACGGCGCAGGCCACCGATGGCGTGTTCTTCCGTCGCCTGGCTGGCGGCCAGTTGCGTGCGGTGATCGTCAACAACTCGGTCGACATCCAGACCGCCGACATCACGCCGACGAACATCCCGGCCCGTGACGGTACTGGCACGTACGACGCGACCGAGGTCAGCCACTACATCATCGCTGTTCACAACGACGACGCCGAGTTCTGGATCAACGACGTCTTGGTCGCCCAGCTGCACATCACGTCGACGGTTCCGTCGCCTGCTTCGGCACTGAATCAACCGCTGTTCGCCCGTGTCTACAACTCGGGCACGGCGTCGGCTGCCCGTTCGTTGTCGGTCGGCTACATGACCGCATCGCTTGGCGAGGCTGCGACCTCGAAGCCGTGGGGTCATCAGATGACCGGCCAGGGTGGCGGCGCCTACCAGATCCAGCCTGGCACCGCTTCGGGTCCGACGACGACCCGCGGCGCTTCCCCGGCCGGCTGGCCGACCAGCGCAACCGCCTCGGCTGCGGGTACGTGGACGGCGACCAGCGCCCCGGCGACGAACAGCCTCGGCGGTATTTGGGTCAGCCCTGCGATCTCGACGCTGACAAGCGCAGCCGACTACCCGGTGTTCTCGTATCTGAACCCTGCCGGTACGGCAACGCTGCCAGGTAAGACGCTCTACATCACGGGTGTGAGGTGGGGTAGGACGGTTGCGTCGGCCGCTGCATCGACGAACTCGGTCATCCTTCACTACATCATCGGTGTCGGTTCGACCACGTCGGCAACGAACGCCACGGAGGCTGCCGCCGCGGTCGCCGCTCGAGGCATCGTGGTCGACACCGTCCCGTTCATCGCAACGAGCGCAATCGGCGACTCCCGCGAGGGCGGCAACATCGACTTCGGTCAGGCGCCGCTCGTCGTGCCGCCTGGCGTGTATGTGCAGTGGATCGTGCGCCCTGTTGGCACCGTCGCGTCGAACACGCTCACTGTCACCTCGACGGTGGCTTTCGTCGGCTACTCGGAGTAGCCGGTGGCTGCCGAATGGTGGCAGCTTGCCGAAGGCTGGGAGCTCTACGACTGGTCGCTGAACGTCGGCGGCGAGCCGCCCGCGCCGACACCTGGCGGTGGTGGCGGCGGCTTCACAAAGCCGCGCCTTGTAGATGACAACTTGTCGTTTCCGCGTGCCCGCCGGATGGACGACGACGAAGAAGCAATCGCCTTTGCGTTGCTGGTTCTTGCGTAGGCCCCTGGAGGTGCCATGACGACCATTGCAGATCGTGGCGCGGGCCACCAGATCCGCCACTACGACATCACCGACTTCGAGTTCCGCGACGACGGCTCGAGCGGCTTCACCTTCGAGGGTGTCGCCTCCGTGGTCGACACGCCGTACTCGGTGCGTGACCAGTGGGGCGAGTTCACCGAGACGATCACCGCCGGCGCGTTCAACAAGACGCTGCGCGACTCAAAGGCCGACGTCGCCCTGTTCGTCAACCACAACCACCAGGGCATCCCCCTGGCGACTCGTGGCGCCGGCACGTTGAAGCTCGCCGCCGACCCGCATCTGCGGGTGTCGGCGGCGCTCGACCCGGCACGCCCCGACGTGCAGACGATCCGCAGCGCGGTGACGCGTGGCGAGATGTCGCAGATGTCGATCGGGTTCACCGTGCCCAAGGCGCGCGACAAGTGGAACGACGACATGTCAGAGCGCACCATCAAGGAAGTTGCCCTGTTCGAGACGTCGATCGTGTGGCGTGGCGCCAACCCTCACACGTCGTCGGCGATGCGTTCGCTCGACGAACTGATGGAGTCGCTGGTCGACATCGACATGACTGAGGACGAGATGCGGCGCGCCATCGCTGCGTTCGAGGCGCGCTTGCCGCAGCCCGAGACTCCCGACCTCACCGACATCTTCGCCGAGCGTGACCGACAGGATCGGGAACGGCTCGAGCGGAAGCGTCTGCTTCGCCCCTCGGCGTACTGACGCACCCTGCGACGCCGCCACGCCGCCCGTGCGGGCACCTGGCACCTCGCGACAACCAACCACACCCTGTTGGCCGCCCCATGTGGCGTGTCGCAACCCCCCGAAAGGAGACTGACCGTGGACATCCGCGCTCATGTCATCACCCTGAACGAGACCCGTGCTCGGGTCTTCAACGAGCTCAAGGCCGTCCTCGACGACACCGCCGGCCGCGAGCGCAACGAAGAGGAGAAGGCGGTCATCGCCCGCCTGGACGCCCGCATCGACGAGCTCGACGCCGAAGTGCGCGAGTACGTCGCCCGTGCAACTCGCGAGAACGAGGCTGCCGAACTGCGTGAGGCTCAGGCTCGCGTGTTCGGTGAGGCGCCCAAGGCCAGCGCTACCGCTGCCGTTGACGAGCTTCGCGCCTTCATCGACGCCTCGCTGCGTGGCGACAAGGTCAGCATGGAGATCGACCTCCGTGGCGCACGCCGGGAGCGCGAACTGCTCCGCCAGGGCGCTTCCGCCGAGGAGCTTCGTGTTCTGGCGTGGGACACCGGTTCGTCCGGTTCGCTCGTCCCGACCACCCTCGCCCGCACTCTGTACGAGTACATGGAGGCGTCGAACGGCATCTGGATGGCACCCACCACCCGGATCAACACCACGAGCGGCGAGCAGCTCGAGTTCCCCCGTCTGGCCGCCCACGCCATCGGCACCCAGGTTTCCGGTCAGGGCACCGCCCTCGCCGGCACCGACCCGACGTTCGCGAAGATGACCCTCAATGCCTTCAAGTATGGGCAGCTGGTCGTCGTCGCCTCTGAGGTCGTGCAGGACTCCGGCATCGACATCGCGTCGTTCCTTGGTCGTGACCTTGGCCGTGGCCTTGGCCGCGTGATCGCCACCGACCTCGTCGTCGGCACCGGCACCAACGAGCCGAACGGCATCATGACCGCCATCGTGGGTTCTGGCACGATCGCCACCGGCGGTTCGCTCATCACCCCGACCGTTGAGAAACTGATTGACCTTCAGTACTCGGTCAATGACAGTTACAGGTCGGACCCGTCGTGCGCATGGCTCATGAACGACTCGACGGCCGGCACGATCCGCAAGCTTCGCGATGGCGCGGGCGGCACGATCGGCGCGTTCCTCTGGGAGCCGTCGCTCACCTCGGGCATCATCAACGGCACTCCGGATCGCCTCCTCGGCAAGCCGGTGTACGTGGATTCCAACGTGGCTGCGGCTGGGAGCAACGCGAAGACCGTGGCCTTCGGCGCGATGAACGCCTACTACGTCCGTTCGGTCGGCAACCCGATTCTCGAGTCGGACAACTCCCGCTACTTCGATACGGACCAAATCGGCTACAGGGTCAAGACCCGAGTCGATGGCGACCTCATCGATTCGGCCGCGGTGAACATCCTCAAGCAGTCGGTGTAGTACAAAGTTCTCCACTTTGTCTGGTACAATGAGGGCCAGGGAGTTGACGCTCCCTGGCCCTCGGGCCACCAGACATAGGAGAACCTGATGACCGACGTAGAGCGTACGTGCTCCGTTGACGGCTGCGACCGGGGCGGCAAGCTCGCCCGGGGGATGTGCCAACTCCACTACAAGCGGTGGCAGACGCACGGCGATGCCAGCGTTACCGCTTACACCTGGGGCGTCAACAAAAGCACTTGCAAAGTTGATGGGTGTGCGCGCCCTGCTCACGCCAAGGGATACTGCCAATCGCACTACCGGACACTCGCCCCGCCGTCTGGCGGCTGCTCGGTGGATGGCTGCGATAACAGCCATTACGCCCGTGGTCTTTGTGGCGGTCACTACGCACGCAAGCGGTTGGGCCGTTCGGTTGACGGCCTACTGCAACCCAGAAACATCGTTCGAGACGTCATCATGTCGAACGGGTATGTGAGGCGAATGGGCAGCGGTGGCGGGTACGTCCATCGTCTCGTGATGGCCGAGCATCTTGGTCGTCCGTTGTTGAAGTCGGAGAACGTCCACCACGTCAACGGCGTGCGCGACGACAACCGCATTGAGAACTTGGAGCTGTGGACGAAGTCCCAGCCGGCGGGTCAGCGGGTGGCCGACAAGGTCGCCTGGGCTCGCGAAATCCTCGCCTTGTACGGCGACACCTTCTAGCCCCCCACCTTCTCCGGTCGGGGGCTTTCAAGTCTCCCGGGCAGGAGAGAGCGTGTGGTGCCGCGGCGCCCCGCCCTCCTGCCCGGGGGCCAACCCCCCAACTCCTGCCCGGAGGCAACAGTGACTCAGCATCGCATTGCGCGAGCCGACCTCGAGGTCGCGCTCACGCAGATCGTTCGCACTGGTGAACGCATCGACTCGCTCCACCTCGACGGTGACGAGTGGGTCGTCATCACCGAGGACCGGATCGAGACGCGCCCAACCCACGCCGATCGGCTGGGGGTGACGCGATGAAGTTCCTTGTCTACGCGAACAGCCCTGACAGCCCGACCGGCTACGGGGTGCAGTGCAAGCATCTGGTGACGCGCCTGAAGCGTGACGGCCATGACGTCGCTGTCGTCTGCAC